TAAGCGGAAGTACAAGAATTACGGATGTAACAAGTGCACGGATTTACCCGGTCCTGCTGCCGCCCGGCACAGCAGCCGCCTTCCCTGCTGTTAGCTACCAGCGGATTAGTGCGGACCGGGTATATTCCCTAAGTGCTTATTCTACACTAGAAAACCCACGGATTCAAATGGATGCGTGGGCTACAACATATGAGGATGTTAAAAAGTTAAGCACTCGAATCAAAACTACAATGGAGGGCGCAACAGGTTTTAGCGCAATACTCTTGAATGATGAGGATTTATACGAAGATGCACTGGAATTATATCGGGTAACGATGGACTTCTCAGTGTGGAATCAAGAATAGGAGGATATAAGAAATGGCAATGGAATCACAGGGCGTAGCCCTTTATTGGAGTACGAGCACAAGCAAGAGTACCTCTTCTACTGCTGCTGTTGGTGAAGTCGCATCTTTCAGCGGACCCACTGGAAGTGCGGCTGTAATCGATGTGACTCATTTGGGCTCTACTGCCAAAGAGAAACTGATGGGTTTGCCGGATGAAGGCAATCTCACAATGGAAGTTCATCTGGTAGCTACCGATAGCGGACAGACAAATCTAAGAACCGATAGGGCATCGAGAACCTTGAGAAAGGCTTGTATAGAACTTAATGATGCAAGCTCATACTATATTGAATTTGATGCCTATTGTTCCGGCTTTTCGGTTGGCGGCTCAGTGGATGATAAACTCTCGGCCAGTATCACTTTGGAAATTGCCAATGCAGTGACATGGTCAACTGGGTAAGGAGGTAACTAATGGCTTTAGAATCACAGGGCGTTGTAATAAGACGTGCCAGTTCAAACCTTGCCACAGTTGCTTCATCGGTACTCACCATAGATTCTACTGGGATATTGAGTTCTGATACCGCTGAAGTTGATTTTGTAACAGCCGGTTTTGGGACTGGTATGCGGATTGTGAGTAATTCCACATTAACAACCTCGGTGTTAACAGCAAAAACAGTAGCAGCTTCAGCAATTGAAATATATGAAACCGCTACAGCGGATGCCACGACAAGCCTTTCATTTACGGGCTCATCCATGAATCCCATAGGTGAAGTGATTTCGTTTTCCGGGCCGTCTGGTGCCGCAGCTGTAATTGATGTAACAAACCTCGGCAGCACAGCAAAGGAAAAACTCATCGGCATCAGGGATGAGGGGAACCTAACGCTTGAGGTCAACTGGAATAATACCGCAACAGCCCTACATAGAACACTGAAAGATGATCGGGCGGCCCGTACCAAGGGCACGTTTGATATTAAACTAACTGATGATGTTGAGGGCTCTACCACACAACCAACGGCACTATTTTTCGATGCATATGTAAGTGGTGTTTCGCTTTCAGGTGCAGTTGATGATGTGATTAAGGGCTCTATTACCCTTGAAATATCCACAGAGGTACGTTGGATAAGCAAGGTGGCAAGTTAATCTAACAGGGAGGCAAATATGCTGACGAAAGAACAAATAATATCCGCTCAGGACTTGGAATATCAGGATATTGATATTGAAGAATGGGGCGGCAAGGTAAGGCTTTGGCAGCTTACGGTTGGTGACAGGGATGCCTTCGAGGAATCCATATCGAAACTCACGGCTTCGGGTAAGGCTGAAATTATCCGCGAGAACTTTCGGTCTAAACTGGTTGCCCGGTGTCTGGGCGATGAGCAAGGCAACAGGTTGTTTTCCGATAAGGAGATTGCCCAGCTTGCCCGTAAATCTGCCAGAGTAGTGGATAAGCTCTTTATGGTATGCCAGGAACTTAACGGCATGAGCGCTGAAGATGAGGAGCGCTTTGTAAAAAATTCCGAAGGCGAGGGTTAGAATACTTCCAGTTTTCCCTCGCCAAAGAATTGAAAATGACGGTACGGCAATTGAAACAATCTATGGATTCAAAAGAGCTGTCCAAATGGATGGCTTTTTTTAAAGTGGAATCGGATGAAAAGCCACAGGCAACACCGGAAGAATTGGGCGAGCAAATAAAAGCAGCCTTCTCCAAGGCAAAGCATAAGGATAGTTGATGGCCAAGACAGCCGGAACATTGACAGTTGACGTACAGGCCAATGTTGCCCGTATGCAAAAAGACTTGCAGAAGATTGGCAAGAATGTTGACCAGTGGAGCAAGCGATATAAGAAATCTTTTGCTCAAACCTGGCAGGGCATGGCCGTTGGTATTGCCTCGGTTATTCAAATCGGCAATACGGCAGGTAGGGCTTTCAGGGCGCTAAGCAGACAGGTAGGCGATTTAACTGATGCTGCAAAACGCCAACAAGATTCTGAAATTGCGTTACAGGCTGCTCTGCAAACCACGGGTAGAAATGTTGAAGCTCTCTTTCCGCCCCTAAAATCCTTCGCCTCTCACTTACAAAGCGTTACCAAATACGGCGATGAAGTAGTCATGGAGTCCACTGCCTTGCTTGCTCAGTTGACCAAACTCGATGAGGAAGGTTTAAAACGGGCAACTGAGGGAGCGGTTGGTCTTGCTACTGTCTACAAGCAGGATTTAAAGGCGGCATCAACTCTAGTAGGTAAAGCTCTTGCCGGAAATTATGGGGCCTTATCTCGATACGGTATTATGGTTGAGCGCACCATGACTGATGAGGAGAAGCTGGCTTCCATATTGCGCCAGTTGGCTATCATGTATGAGCGGGCCAAACAGGAAACACTTAGCTTTTCGGGGGTTCAGCAGCAACTTAGTAATTTATACGGGGATCTTAAGGAAAAGGTTGGCAGTTTTATCACTGAAAATGAAGCCCTTGTAAGGCAATTGCGAAAATTAAAAGAGTGGCTTGTAGAGGTAAATAGTCGATTTGCTAAATGGATTGAGACAAACCAAGAATTAATTGAACAGGAAACACAGGAAGCAATAGAACTTATTACAGCCGCTTTAAAGGCATTGGCTGAAGTTGCTAAAGTAGTATTAAAGACCATAAAGGGTCTCGTTGATGTCCTAGAGGATTTGCAAAAAATTGACATTGGCACATTCTTCAAACGACTAGGAAGGGGAGCTGAGGATTTTGCGAGAGATATTCTTGGACTGAAACGTGCCATCAGAGAGAAAGAATGGGAGGTCTCCATTGGTTTTCGAAAACCGCCTAAGCCTCCTAAGGTAGAGATCCCATCTGTAACCACTCCTGCTGGTGATGTTATCAGTGATGAACAACGCAAACAATTGGAGTTCATAGCCAAGCTCAAAAAGGAAATTTACAAAGAAGATATGAAGCGGCTCGATGCCATTATGAAAGAGCAGGACAAATATATCGAGCAAGGCTTGGCTTATTATGAGGATTGGAAAAAGGCTAGCACGGAATATGAAGAAATTCTATTGCCTGCAAGACGCTCTACTGACTTTTGGGTGGGAATGGTTGAGAAGGCTCAATACTTCGGCAAGAACGCAAGAGAAATCATGGCAGCTATTTTCTCTCCTGAATGGCAGGCCAATTTCTGGTTGGGCATGTGGGATAAGGCGAAAGCGTTCGCTGGCAAGTTTCCCGGTTTATTGAAAAAAGGCATAGATATTGGCATTGCAAGCGCCAAATGGCTTATTACATTGCCTAATCGAATTACGGAATCGCTGACAGAATTCAGCGCAGCAATAACCAATTTCCCGGCGATCATAGCGGATTTCCGAAAGACCTCCCAGGAGTTCATCAACAATTTGCCCTCTATGGTTGATTCGCTTGTGGAGGCATCGGATGAATTCATCAGGGCTTTGATTGATAAGCTGCCTGAATTGGTAGATTCATTGCTTTCTCAATTGCCCAAAATTATTCGGGTATTTACCGAGAAGATAGTTCCCGCTTTCATAATGAAGCTGCCTTTAATCGTACGGGCTATTATCGGCAATATACCATCAATCATAAATGCTTTTATCGCGGGGGTCCCTAATATAATTTATGCTCTTGTTAGTTCTGCGCCTCGTATTGTCAATGAGTTAATCGTTGGCATAGTCAAAGGGATTCCAAAAATTATTAGCGGATTCATCAGTCAAATTCCAAAAATAGTAACAGAGCTGATAAAGGCGATATGGCATCAAATTCCTATTCTTGGCGGTGGTGCCGGTATCTTCGAGGGCTTGCCTATCATCGGTGACATACTTGGCCCGGTTGGTAAGATAGCAAAGAAAATACCGATTATAGGAGACTTGTTTCATGGCGGCGGCATTGTCGGACAGGGCCAGTCATTTGTCAGACCAATGCCTGCAATGGCTTTCGCTGGTGCTCCTCGTGCTCGATTCGGTTTAGCACCTGATGAACGCCCTATAATCGCCCATAAGGATGAGGGAGTTTTTACACCGGCACAAATGGCAGCATTAGGGCAACCACGAGACCAGGTTATACAAAACCATATAACAATCAACCTTGACGGCAAGAAACTGGGCACCTGGATTTATGAGGGTACGCGAAGCGGTTCTATCAACATACATGAACGAAG